GGTCAGCGTCTTCGTCTGGCTCGTTAGCTTCTGCTCCGCGTTGCCGGTCGCCTTGAATTCGGACTCGCTGGCCTTCAGCTCCGCGTTCAGGCCCTTCAGGATCTGCTGGCCCTGTTTGATTCCGCTGGTAAAGCCGCCGATATCGACGCCCATCTTGACGTTGACAGCCATTTGCTCACATCCTTAACATTCCGATTCCGGTTTCCTGGTCATACTTGCGCCTGTACATATACAGCGTGATCACCTCGCCCGGCCTCATCCGGTCGATTTCCTTCCGCTGCAGTCCTGCGATCAACCCATAGGAAACGACCCGCAGGTAGGTCAGTTCCCTTGCGGTTTTTTTGCGTTCTCTTCCTCCAGGATCATGTCAACCTGACCCTGTTCCTCTTCGGTCTGCGGCGTCTCAAACTTGTTCCCTTCCGCGATCACCGCCATCGCCGCCAGGGCGTACACCGTGATCATCGCCGGCTTCATGTTCCGCAGCACCCACTTCGCCGTCAGGTTCGGCTCCTCGCCCTTCTCTTCCAGCCCTGCGTTCCCCAGGATCGCGATCAGCTTCCCCAGCTTCTTCGTCTTCTCCGGGTCCGTCGCGCATTTGATCCGGATGCTCATCGGATCGTCTTCGTCTTCCTGTACGATCCCGAAGACCTCTTCCTTCAGCTGGAAGGCCGTGCATCCGATCTCATCCTGCAGTTCCGCCATTTCGTACGTCGAATAAAAAAGCGGGATCTCCCGCCCGCCGATTTTGATTTCGTTCATTTGTTTTGCTTCCTTTCTTTTTTACACAAAAACCGGGAGCCGGATTTCTCCGGCCCCCGTGTCCCTTGTCAGGTCGTCGCTGAAACGTTCAGCACCGTGTTGATCCAGCTCTTCGCCGCCGCGGCCGTCGCGAAACTGCTGTGCGCGATGAACCGCTGCCGGTCCGTGCTGTCGATGTAGATTCCGGCGGCCCTGCCGTTCAGCGTGGGCGTTCCCCAGCTGATGGATCCTTCCTTCGTCGCGGTGTTCATGCTCTCCTCGGTGAACTTGATCTTCAGGATGATCCACGCTTCAAACCTTTTCGCGTTCGTGCTTTCGTCGAACATCTTGCGGACGAAACCGAAACCGCCGTAGGGCGTCTGGTTGTCGCTCAGCAGCTGCGCGGTGATCCCGCCGACCGTTCCGGAGTCCTCGGCGAACAGCAGCATCCGGTCGCTGTCGCTCAGGCCCGTCGGTTCAAAGCTGACCGTCATGCCCTGCAGGCCGTTGTCATCCGCCACGATGCGATCGTCGCCGTACAGCGGATTGTCATTGTAGGTCATGCTGATACTCGCGTTCCTGGCCTCCTGGATCACCACGCCGTTCCCGTAGGTCGGCATGGATCCGTCCGTGTGGCTGACCAGCGGCGCGAAAACCGGGTACATCATACCAACATTAGGTCTTGCCATGTTATTTCCCTCCGTAAATAAAATTAGTCAGGGTTCAGCTCGTCTTCGCGTGCGTGGATCCCTGCCTCGATCGCGGCCGTGGCCGCTCCGTTTGCTTGTGAAACCGCTTTTCGGAAAAACGGCTGCCTCTGCATGAAAGACGTGCCTGAGTTGATGGCGTTGGCGATCTGCGGAATGGGTTTGGTTTTGCCGTTCAGCACGGCGTATCCCGCGTTCTGGTAGCCTACGCTGGTCTGCACGCTGACGCCGTTCTTCCGGAACTTTGCCACGCCGTGCTTTGCGCCGGCCACGATCGCTTTCTCCTCCGGGGATGGTTTCCGTGTCTTTCCGCCTCTCGCGTACTTGAACGGTTCTGTGCGGATCCCATTGACTCCACTGCTGACCGCGTCAGCAACTACACCGGCGCCCTCATAGAGCGCCTCCGCCGCAACCTTTGCGGCTTTCTCCGGGAGCTTGCCCATGCTGTTGAGCAGCTCGTTCATTCCATCCACCTGAATATTGAAAGCCATCCGATCACCTCAGCCTTCCACCTGGAACGCCCATTCCCAGTGAAACAGGCCCGTGTCCCGTTCGTATGTGTGGTGGTTCAGGCTCCACGCCCCTCCGCAGTGTTCCGTCAGCGTGCCGGTGATCAGCTCCACCCATCCTGCGCCGTTCCGCGCCAGGCTGAACAGGTCCACGCTGCCCTCGTAGGCGGTCGCCACCTTTCGGTCGTCCCCGCGCAGCGCGTCCGCCTCAAAGTCCAGCGACACCATGCCGTAGCTTACCGTGTCCGGCCTTGTGTACCATTCGTCCTCCGCCATCGGCAGCGTCACCGTCACCGGGTTCTCCGCGTTCGGATCCTCCGCCTGCGTCAGCGCCTTCAGCGCTTCAACCAGGCTTGTGTACTCTTCAGGCATATCTGTTCACCACGCTCCCGCCGCTGTTGCCTTTCTTCCGCTGGAGCAGCAGGATCACGCCGTTCCATTCCTTGTACGGATCGCTCCGCAGGACCTTCCAGCGCTCTCCCCTGTATTCCAGCTCCCGTTCTCCCTTGTAATCCCGGTCGTACGGGATCAGCAGCTTCGCCTCCGGGCTGAGGCCCTCGCCGCCGGCCTGGTACAGTTCCGCCTGCGTCAGGCTCAGCTCCTGCGCTTTCACCCTCCGCCTGGTTTCCGTCACCGCCGTCCCGACCTCGTGCGCGTCCGGACTGAAGCTGATCAGGTCGATGCCGACCATCATCCTCATTCCGTCGTCGCCTCCTCTTCCGGTTCTTCTTCCTGATCCTCGTAATTCGTGTAGTTTTTGCTCAGGCGCAGCTGCCCCTTCAGGCTGTTGTACGCCTTCAGCAGCTGGTCATAGTTCGGCGGGTTCCCGATCCGCATGTTGCACCAGATGGAGATCACCGTGATGATCAGCTCGTCCGTCACCGTGCTGTTGTCCGTGATGACCCAGTGCTCCGGCTCCGATGTGGTCGCCGCTTCCTGTGTCCTGGTGATGTCAATCACCCCCGGCAGCACGATCTCCGCGCTGGTCGTCAGGTCCAGGGCGCAGGCCTTGATCTCCCGGATGATCTGCGCGTCGTAATCGTCCCCGCTGATCGGCAGGCTCTCCTTTACTTCCGCAAACATGTTTATCTTCTCCTCGCCATGTAGTCGTTGAACACTTTCCTGGTGTACAGGTGATCCGCCGGGCAGTGGCTGTCAATCCACATTTCAAAACCCGCGCAGGCCGCCCTCACGCAGAAGTGCCGGTCCTCTCCCTTCAGCGCCTGGTAGATGTTCGGGATCGGCGTATAATCCACGCCCGCCTCAAACACTTTCCGCTTCACCAGCGTCAGCGCTCCGGTCATGCCGCACCGGTACAGCCCCGGCTTCTTCCAGTCCTCCGGCATACCGCAGGCCTGGTCCGCCATCCATGCGTTGCACCAGTATTTTCCGCTCGGCGCCTGCGTCCAGAAGATCTCGCTCACGATATCCTTGTCCGCCTCGATCAGCGTTTTCAGCGTCCTTGGATCCACCACGATGTCCGTGTCGATGCTCAGCCAGTAATCGTACCCGCCGGCCAGCATTTCCGCGATCGTCCGGTTCCGCAGGTCGCTCATCTTCCGCATCAGTCCCAGCGTCCACAGATGGTCGTTCCATGTCTTCTCATAGGTCTCTCCCGTATCCGCCACGGTATACTCCGCGTTCTGGATATACGGGATGATCTCGTCGCAGTCGTTCACCACAAAAAAGCGGCTGACCTCATACCCTTCCGGAACCTCCAGGGCGTCAAGCCCTTTCTGGTATTCCTGGAAGATGTCGATGTCCTGCCGCAGCGGTGCCGTTATCAGGATCTTTTTCATGTCGCCGGTTCCTCCCCCGGCCAGATCGGCACGTGCGCGATGTGTCCGCACCGCGCTGTCGGTTCGCACCAGATCTCCGCGCCGATGTCGTTCGCCCTCACGCAGAAAGCCAGGTCTTCGCCGTATTTGGTCCCGTCGATTATCATCGGGCTGAAACAGGTGCCGTATTTGCTCTGCACTTCCTTCAGGATCTCCGCGCCGATCATCGTACAGGCCATTCCGCAGCCTTTGACCCGGAACGGCTCCATCCCCCAGTTTTCCACCTTCGTCAGCGGTTTCAGGCTGCTGTATACGCATTTGTTATACGGAGGCC